ATTTGAAAAAAAGCCAAGGCCAATTCAGCACGCACGATTGCGTAAGCCATCAGGCTCAGCTCGTGATTGAACTCAAATGCAGGCGCACGCACTATGAAGAACTGCTTATTGAGAAAAAGAAATTTGATGCTTTGGTTTCCAAGGCGCAAAACTTGAACTACCAAGCGGCCTACATAAACTCAACACCACTTGGAATTTATGGTTGGAATCTTTCGTTGCTAACAATTGATTGGCAAACCGAACAGATGCCGGCAACAACAGATTTTGAAAACGCTAATCAGATCGGCAAGGTTGTAGGTTTCCTGCCAATTAGCAAAGCAGTTCATCTATCGGGGGCGATGGATTACAAGCGATTGGATAACGATGACGGCAGGCAGACCACCAAAGCCAACTGAGCAAAAGCGCAAAAACGGAAATCCTGGCCAACGCAAGTTGCCTGATTTGAAAAACGTTATTGCACTAAGCCCAATCAAGGCAGATGCACCGCTTCATTTGAGCGATGCAGGCCAAAAAATGTGGGCAGATGTTCGAGCAATGGCACCTTGGATTGCTACAACCGATGGCAAGTTGCTCATTGAACTATGTGAGAAGATGGACAAGAAATATGAGCTGCGCGAGAAACTAGCAGCATCGGATTATGTCCTTTACACAGACAAAGGTTATGCCTACGCTAATCCGCTATTTGGAATGTTGAACACTGTTGAAGGTGACATTGTAAAACTGCTTTCACTGCTTGGCCTCACGCCAATTGATCGCAGTAAGTTGGGGGTTGCTGAAGTAACAACAAAGGGTAAGTTGGCTCAGTTGTTAGAGCAGCAAAAGAAGAATGGCTGAAATTCAAGGATGGCCGCCGCGTTGGTTAACGCCAGTGCCAATTGAAGATCAAGAGCGCGGTGACGGCGAACTTTACGCAAACTTTGCTGAGGCAGTCTGCCGCGTTACAAAAGATTCAGTGGCCTCACCTGCAGGCAAGTTGCTTGAACTGCGCGGATGGCAAAAAGAATTATTGAAGCACGTTCTTGCCCGCCGTGAAGATGGCAGGTTTCGACACCGCACCGCTTTGGTTGGAATGTCACGCAAGAACGGCAAGAGCGCATTGGCAGCATCAATGGGCCTTGCAGGTTTAACTCTTGGTGGCAACGGTTCAGAAATCTATTCCTGCGCAGCAGATCGTGACCAAGCAAGAATTGTTTTCGGTACGGCAAAACGAATGATTGAACTAGATGAAGAATTATCATCAATGTTTACACTGTACCGAGATGCAATAGAGTTCAAAGATAAAGGCAGTGTGTACCGCGTACTTTCTGCAGAGGCATATTCAAAAGAAGGCTTGAACCCTTCCCCGCTTGTTATCTTTGATGAAGTCCACGCCCAACCAAGTTGGGAATTGTGGAACGTGCTTTCTCTTGCAGGTGGTGCCAGAGCTGATTCACTTCTCCTTGGCATCACTACCGCAGGTGTTAAAACGCAAAGCAACGGGCAAGATTCTCTTTGCTACTCGCTTTATCAATACGGTCAACAAGTTGTAAAAGGTGAAAAGAAAGACCCATCGTTTTTCTTTTCGTGGTGGGAACCAACAACACCCGAAGGCGATCACCGTGACGAATCACTTTGGCAAGAAGCCAACCCAGGATTTGCAGATATTGTTGACAAAGAAGAAATGCAATCGGCAGTTCTTAGAACGCCTGAAGCAGAATTTAGAACCAAGCGCCTCAACTGTTTTGTAAGCACTTCAGTTGCGTGGTTGCCAACGGGCGCGTGGGAAGCCTTGGTTGATAAAGATAGATTTCCTGAACCGGGCGAAGATGTCATTCTTGCCTTTGACGGCGCGTTTTCAAATGACTCAACTGCGCTAGTTGCTTGGTTATTGGGTGGGGAAAAGCCGCACCTAATGGTAGTTGGATTATGGGAGCGCCCTGACGATGCAGAACAAGGATGGCACATCCCCGTTGCCGAAGTCGAACAAACAATTGTTGACACCTTCAGAGATGAAAGATTCAACGTTAGAGAAATCGTATTCGACCCCGCACGATGGCAACGAACTTTTATGGTTCTTGATGAAGAAGGCTTGCCAGTTGTTAGTTACCCCAACAGTGCTGCAAATATGGTACCCGCAACACAAAAATTCTATGAGGCCGTAGTTAACGAATCTTTCACCCACGATGGAGACGAAAGACTTGCGCGACACGTTGCCAACTGTGTAACGAAACAATCAAGCCGTGGTGTTATGGTTGCCAAGGCAAGTAGCAGGCGCAAAGTGGATGCAGCAGTTGCATCAATCTTTGGTTATGATCGAGCGACTCAGCCCGCAGAACCAACACCGCCCGTTGCAAGATTCTTTTCAATTCAGGTATAGGGAGCAAAATGAAGAAGATTGATATATCAGTTGTGGTTGAAGTTGCAGGCGCAAGCCTTGCAGCCACGGGCCTTGCAATGATTTCAGTTCCATTAGCTCTTGTTGTTTCAGGTGTGTTTCTAGTATGGGTTACAGAAAAGGCTAACTAATGAGTTTATCTAAGCGTTTGGCAGGGGCAAGCAACAAGCGGGCTGCAAATAATCAATACATTGAGCCAATCATTCCTGGCCGTCCTGCCTTTACCGCACTTTCAGGTGTAAACGTAGATGCAGAATCTGCAATTCGTATGTCAACTGTGTATTCCTGCATACGCCTTTTGGCCGATACTGTTTCATCATTACCTGTTGGCGCTTATGTTCGCCGTGGTCGCAACCGCTTGCCTTATGCAACCGTGTATGGAGATCAACCTGCTTGGGTCAATAAACCAAATCCCGAAACAACACGCCTTGAGTTCTATGAGCAAATTGTTACTTCTTTCAAACTTGAAGGAAATGCTTACATCCTCACAGTGCGTGATGATATGGGTGACGTTCAAGAGCTATATGTCATTGACCCACGCCACGTTCGCATTGAGCGCCTTGCGCCAGGTGAGCCACTTGTTTATTTTATTAAGATCAAAGATTCACAAGGCGTATATGAGCAGCGCCTATCAGATAAAGAACTTTTGCACATTCCTGATTTTCGCTTACCTGGTGAGCGCTACGGTCTAAGCCCAATTGCTGCTTGCCGCACAACCATTGGCGCAGCAATGGCAGCCGATACTTACGCTGCTTCATACTTTGGCAATGCTGCCAACCCTGGCGGTGTGATTGAAGTTCCCGGTGAACTTACCGAAGAACAGGCAAGTGACATTGGCCGTGATTGGAATATCACTCACACAGGTCCATATCGCGCAGGCAAGATCGGTATTCTTTCAGGCGGTGCATCATTTAAGCCGTTGCAGATAAACGCCCAAGATGCTCAGTTGCTAGATACACGCCGCTTCTCAGTTGAAGAAATTGCTCGCATCTTCCGCGTTCCATTGTCGCTACTTGGCCATCCTGTAGCGGGTGCAATGTCATTCGCATCTGTTGAAGCACAGAACCTTTCATTTGTACAACACTCACTGCGCCCAATCTTGGAACGAATTGAGCAATCACTATCAACATTGTTGCCCGAAGCGGATGGATTCATTCGTTTTAACCTAGATGCCTTGCTTCGCGGCACAACTCTTGAGCGTTACGATGCTTACACAAAAGGATTGCGTGAAGGTTTCCTTTCACTCAATGATGTTCACGCCTATGAAGATATGTCACCAATTGAAGATGGCGATCAGTACCGCGTTCCACTACAAAACATTGATGCTTCAGATGCCAAAGATGTCGGCCTCAAGTTGCGTACAGAAATTGCCGCGAGCCTTATTCAAGTTGGCTTTGACCCTGCAGCAGTTACAAAGGCAGTTGGTTTACCTGATATGAAGCACACAGGCTTGCCATCTAGCCAATTGCAGCAGATTTCAACAATTGACCCTGCAGACCCAACTTCAGTTTATGAGGTTGAGTAATGCCGTATTTCATTACGGATAATCAAAGCGATTGCGATGGTTGGGCAACTGTAAAAGAAGAATCAGATGGTTCATATACAACAATTGGTTGCCATAACAATAAACAAGATGCAATTGATCAGATGGTTGCGGTTTCTATTTCTGAGGATATGGAACCTGGTGGTGAAGTTCGTGCAGTTGATTTAAGTGTTCCTTCTTTTATTCGTGAAAATGCTCAGCGCGGATTAGATTATTTGAAAGAAGGATTTGGGGGAGATGGACTAACTGAAGGCACCAAGCGTGAAGCACGCGAGATGGCAGCAGGTAGAGTAAGTGAGAACAAGGTTCGCAAAATGGCACCTTGGTTTGCGCGGCATAAAGTTGACGGGCAAGCACCCAAAAACAGTAATCCTTCAGATTCACAATATCCTGGCGCAGGGCTTGTTGCTTGGTTATTGTGGGGTGGAGATTCTAATTTTTCTGATAGAGCGCAAAATTGGGCGCAGCGCAAAATTGATGCGCTTGATGCCGAATCCGATTCAAGGAGCAAAATGAAAAAGATTGAACGCCGTACCTTTACGGTTCAGGATGTTGAAGCACGTCAAGCAGATGATGGCACAATGAGATTGCGCGGATACGCTGCAGTGTTCAATGATGCAAGCGTTCCACTACCATTCAAAGAAACAATTGCGCCTGGCGCGTTTCGCAAAACACTTAGCGAAACCCCTGATGTGCGATTGCTTATCAATCACGAAGGCTTGCCACTAGCTCGTACAAAGAACGGCACACTTACCCTTAGTGAAGATGAGCGTGGCCTTTTTATGGATGCAGTTATCGCAGACACAACTGAAGGCCGCGATCTTTACAAGTTAGTTGAGCGCGGCGATGTTGACCAAATGAGTTTTGCGTTTCGTGTGATTCGCCAAAAATGGAATGAGGACCGTTCAGTGCGCACTTTGACTGAGGTTTCACTAGCAGATGGAGATGTTTCAGTGGTCACTTACCCTGCATACCCAACAACAAGTGTTGAAGCGCGTGAAGCGCTACGCAAAGCAATTGATGCAGTCAAGGAAGGCCGTGAGGTTACAGGCGAATCTTTGGTTGTGTTGAAAACTATTTTTGAAGATTTAAGCGAAGGCCACGAATATATTATGCGTGCCGTTGAAATGATGGCAATGCTTACAGGCGGCGAAGGTGAACTTGAAGAAGAATCACGCGAGCAAGTAGGCGATTATGTTGAGTGGGATTCAAGCGGCGGTACTGCAAGAGGCCGCATTGAACACATTATGGAAGAAGGCGTGCTTGGAATCCCTGGTACAACCTTTAGTATTACTGCTGAAGAAGGCGACCCTGCCGTTTTGGTTCGTGTATATGAAGAATACCGCGATGGCTACCGACCAACAGAAACTTTAGTGGGTCATAAAATGTCAGAGTTGCGCCCTATCTCAGCACTGCCTGAAGCTAGTGAAGAAGAAGGCCGTTCAATTTCCTTGCGTTTAGCAAAGGCAATTGTTAACAATACAAAATAAGTTTCTGCTGCAAAATGTAGCAGATCGAAGTCGGAGCGAATCCCACACCCTTAAAGCGCCGTGGAGAGCATCGCCACCACCTCAAACAATCAAACACTCATTGGAGAAATAATGTCAAAGTCATATCTTGATGTTGCTCTTGAGCGCCGTGATGCAGTTAAGGCAGAAATGGATGCAGTTCTTGAGGCAGTAGCCGCAGAATCACGCACCGACCTTACTGCAGAGGAAACCGAAAAGGTAGATGCTCTCGTTGAAGAGTCACGCGCACTAGATGCAAAGATCGAAAAGTTCGCAACACAGGCAGCAGCAGATGCAAAGGCAGCAGAGGCACGCGCTTCAGTTGCAAACATTGCTGCACCAACAGTAGGCGGCGCAGTGGTAACACGCGAAGCCCGCACATATTCACCTGATGCTGGCGTTTCATTCGTAAAGGATGTTTTCAACGCACAGGTTCGTGGCGATTTCAACGCTTCAGAGCGCCTAGCTCGCCACACACGCGAAGAGTCAATTGAGCGCCGTGATGTTGATACATCAAACTTTGCGGGCCTAGTTGTTCCTCAGTACCTTGTTGATCTCGCTGCACCATTTGCACGCGCAGGCCGTCCAACTGCAGATTTCGCAACCGCAAAGCACACTTTGCCGGCTGCTGGTATGTCATTGGAAATCAGCCGTATGACAACTGGAACTTCAACCGCAGTTCAGGAAACACAGAACACTGCAGTATCTGAAACAGATGCTGACGATACACTGCTCTCAATTCCTGTACGCACAATCGCAGGTCAGCAGGACCTCTCACGCCAAGCAATCGAGCGCGGAACAGGCATTGACACATTTGTTATTGCTGACCTCATCCGTTCTTGGCACACAACTGTTGATGCTCAGGTTCTTAATGGAACAGGCAACAACGGACAGTTCAAGGGAATCCGTAACTCAGGTGGAAACGCAGTTACATTCACTGCAACAACACCAACAGTTGCACTTCTATATCCAAAGTTGGCTGATGCAATTCAGCAGATTCAGAGCAACGTCTTTGAAACACCAACACATTGGATTATGCACCCACGCCGTCTAGCTTTCTTGCTTGCAGCAACAGATTCAACAGGCCGTCCACTTGTAGTACCAACTGCACAAGGCCCAATGAACGGTTCAGCAGCAGGCGCAGGAGCCGCAGGTTATGGCAACTCAGGCTACACAATGATG